CGTCAAATAAGTACTTGCTCGTGCGCTACTTGAGTATTCAACCTCAAGCTCACCCACCTTTTCCTTAATTGTTTCTCTTGCTTGATTTGCTAGTGGATTCTCTCCACCGTCAATCCCAATGCAGATCTCCATCTGAGCTTCTTTGAGAAGTCGAGGAATGTAATCAGAATCAACGTAATAATTATCAATTTCTACGCCATATCTAGGCCACTGTAGATTTTGCTCGATATTAGACTTAGTTCCGACAAACATCTTGGACTCTAAATAGTCCATAGCCTGAATAATCAGAACAGAAGTTGTCCCGGTAAGGGTAACCCCTATATCTGAGGCGTAGGTTGTTAATTCTGCTTCGGACACATACGAATTTGCAGTTGTTGAGCCACTGCCAGTCTCTACTACAATAGTCGCCATTTATGCGTCCTCCATCCAACCGTATAACGAGCCTGATACTTGGCACGCTTTATCAACAGTTGCAAGCAATGCAATAACTGATCCTGCGTGGTATGCACTGGCAACCGGAAAATTAAATGTTACTGTGTTATCTTGCAAATCCACTAAGCCGTGAGGCAATAAAATAAATGGATTGCTAAATGTTAATCCATTATATAAGTTTGATGCTAGTTTTACCGTTACTCTTGCATCAGAATTTAAACTTGAACTACCAGCAACTGCTCCAGCCAAATAGAATACTTTCCCAGCAGGAACCATTCTGACAGACGAGAACTGAACATTCTCACCTGCCCTTATATTGGCATAGTTAGAACCGTTATAAGATACGCTTATAGCGCCGCCAGCCTTCTTTAGTGAACCAAATGTAACAACATGAAAGACATTAATAAAATGAATATCTGCTGCCTGAGTGAGAACCGGAGTTATCCCGTTTAGTGTTACGACCTCAACTTTTTCTGCTAAGTTAGTGTCTAGGTAATGAATCTCTACTGTTCTAATTCCAGTACCATTAGCACTATCGTTTGTGCTGGTGCTAACAACAGACATTCTGGCTCCACCTACAAGAGGCCCAGGGAAATCTCCATCAGTCCATATAACAGCGCCTTCAACAGACCCGGTAAATGTTCTTTGTCCAAATGAAACGTACGGATAAGCGTTAGGAACCTTACCTCGTGCGATATCATTATTCATTGAATCTACTGGCAGCCTGTCTATGCGAGTAACTAACTCGTGAGAGGTATCAGCTTTCGCAGAAGTAGAGAGCCTAATACCTTGAGCAGACATTATTTAGCCTTTTTAGACGGTGCTTTAACTTCTTTAGCGGCAGGAGCATCAGACCATTCAACATCAGTCTTGAGCATATCTTCTTTATTAATTACAGCATAACCATAAGGGTTATCTTTGCGTACTACTTTTACAGTTTCCATTTCTGACTCCTAAAAAGCCACCCCCCGAAAGAGGTGGCTAGTTTCAGACTTAGCCCAACAATAGAGCGGTATGCTCTGGCTTGATGTTCTTAACACCCCAAGCCAAACCAACTTCGTAACGTACTTTTCTGTAGCCTTTGTACATTGCAAATTCCATTGTCAAACCTGAGCGTGGATCAGTGATCAGCATAACGTCTTCAGCCATGTCACCTTCTTCTGGACGGGCAGGAGCGCGAGCAGCAAGAACGATAGCAGAGCGGTTGAACGCCATGTTACGAGCAGAAGAACCAACAACAGTGATAGCAGTTGCAGAAGTTCCAATTGCCTTACGCAGACCAGGAGCAGCCAAAGTAATAGTGCCGCCGCCAGAAACATCAGCATCGCCAGATGCAACAACGTACTTGTTAGTGTCGCCAGCAAAAGTAACAACGTCACCAGCCAAAAGTGCGCCAGTACCAGCAGAAGCCAAAGTCAGTACAGTTGCACCAACAGCATAGCCAGCGTTGTTAGTAGTAGCATTAGCAGCACTACCAGCAGTGTGGTTGTTAATCTGAGCAGACTCACGCAGTGGCATACCAGCTAGATCAAGCAGAACGCCTTGACGAAGCATAGAGTCAGTACCAGCAGAGTTTACGGCAGATTGCTTACCAATAAAGTTAGCACCAGCAGAAGTATTCAATACTAGCTGGTTGTCACTTACTGGTGAGCCGTTATCCTTCAGAATCTTCAGTACGTTAGACGCATCAGTGTAGTCGTTAGCAGTTCCGAAAGGAGTGCTACCAGCAGTACCGTAAGCGCGGCTAAAAGTAGACTGAAGGCCAGCCAGGTCAAATTCAACTTCGTTAACCATTGCACGGATTGCCTGAGCAATCTTAGCAGCACGAACGCCCATGTAAGTAGCGCCAGTGTTTAGTTTCTTCTGGTCATCACCGTTAAAACCAAACTCAGCAGCGCGAGACTTGGTGATTTGGATGATGGTGCTTCCAGAAGTTTGACCAGTTGGATCAGGGATGGTCATAGCAGGAGTGATGTCAGATACATTACCTACTGGCTCAACGTCAACAACGATGTTTTGGTTGATACCGGCACGCTCTGCGCTGGCGTTCATAGTTACCGCAGGAATTAGACCTGTGAGTTCGCGTGATACAACATCCAGAGCTTCATAAATATCTGGAACGATTGAGGAGATAGTATTCTCAGCCATTTTAAATTACCTTTCAATTATCAGTTATAGTGCCACCGGACTTCACAAATTCCATCCGTTTGGCTGGGTTAAGTGCCTCAAATTCGGCACGACTTCTTACCTTTGTGGCACCGCCACTATTTGAGCCACCAGAGGCACCGCCGCCCGATGATTGATTGCCTTTCAACAATGCAGAATATCTTGCATCGTTTTTAAACTCGGATTTAAGATCGTCAAACGAACTAACGGTCAAATTACCATTTACGTCTGTAACCTTAACACCATCCTCGTGAAATTTCAATCTACGGCCTATGAACTCGCTTAACAACTCAGCATTTGCGCCATCTGCAAGATCAGCGGCTAATTTCATTGCTGTATTGTTTCTTTTCTCGTTCGCTATGCCTTGACGTAAACTATCAAGCTCACTCAGAGTTGTTTCATACTTTTCCTGGGCAGATTTATGAAGTTGCTCATAATCACCCTTTTCTCGTGCAATTCTTTCCCTTTCGGCCTGAGTTTCGGCCTCAATTTCCCGTTTTGCTTGTTTAGCTCTTTTTGCTTCCGTTAATAGCTCTTCCATCTTAGCTTTCATGGCGTTGTTCTCTGCCATTAGTTGAGATAGGTCTACTGATGGAGCTTCTTGTTGTACTTCTGCTACTTCTGCTTCTTCACTCATTTAAATCACCTTTTGGTCACAAACCAAGCGATCACTGATCACTTATAAGTCAGAGAATACAATTTGATTCATACTCTCTAGTTCAGAAAGGGTATAAACCCTTCCGGTTGGGTCAACAAACTTATCAATACCAAGTTTGCCAGCTCTAAATAGACGAGAACGCTCAATTCCTAACGCCTCATCTATAAATTCTTTATTCTGAGTCTTAAGCCATTCGCCGTAGCTCTTTTTTATTGGAACGTACTCTGTTCCCTCTGAACCTTTTGCTTTTCGGTAAATACTACTATTTTCCGCGATAATATCAGGGATAGTGGTTGATCTACAGCCGTAATGTGCTGGCGGCATCGGGCCAGAGCCTACCAGATACTCTTTTTGATCTCGACTCATGCAAAGTAATGTTGTTCTGCCATCTAAAGTAGAAACCCATCGGTACTTACCAACTAAGTTATTGTTTTTCCCGTACACGTTTGCTCTACCCATAGCAGCAGCATGATTGATTATGGTAGATATAAGTGAATTGATCTGACGAGACATGATCGTGCGTATAATACTGTCAACTAATTTCATGATGGCAAAAGTCGCTGCTCCAGCTCCTGCACCGTCAATAATCGCTTGTTTGATTTGATCAGTCTTTTTAATAGCAAATGTATTCAGCGCATCAGAGATAATAACACCACCACTGACTGCCATAGCACTACCCATTACGGCAATTTTAATTTCTTGCTCTGTCGGCAGGATAAATGGCAAAGCAGATGCTTTAATTAGCAAGCTATTTGTAAATGACGCTTCACTCAGGGCTATTTCCTGAGAATCAAACTCAATAAGCAGTCTGATCTCTCGAAATGTCAATTCGCTAAATGCGTCAATGTCCTGAAGAACATCTTTCAGCCTTCGTGCCGCAAAGTTATTTGGCTCTTGACTTAGGCGAGCATTTATCCTTTGACGAAGACGGGTTAATATCTTGACAGCTTCTTTCGACCTGCCATTACCGTAACGCTGAAGGAATACCTGCCGCCTAGTCGCAGCATCTATTAAATATTGATCAGTAATCATTATTTACCGTACGGCTTAGACTTCTTCTTCTTCATCACTCACCTCTTTTACGCTTGGTGGGGCAATAGATAGAGTTCCTACGTCCATTTCAAGCACATCGTCAGACTCTATCTCATCGTCCAGCACTTCATCAGTTCTATCATGCTCAAGCAGGCTTGCTCTACGCATCAAGTGTCTAATATCTGATTTAGCGATGACACCACGATCCATAAGCTGGATATTTGCCATAAGCAGGTTGGGGTCAACAGTAGAGTCGTAGAACTCTTTGTTGATTTCTATTTCAGGGTCAACAGTACCGCCCATAAACAGCATTGCCCAGCTAAGGCACTTCTCGAAAGACTCTTGGACGTTAATAATGATAGCGCCTAGCTTACTGTTATGCCCGGCGAATCTAATCTTGGCAGCTTCGGCAGTCTCTCTGCCTCCACCGTCTTGAATTATCCGGGTTCCGATCTTAACCATCTGCATTTCCTTCATCTCCATCCCTTTCAGCGGCATTTGGTTCTCATTTGCCTGGAGGAGTTGAGCGCCACCGCCTTCTGGTAACAGAATGGCAGAGCGGGAGCCGAATGAGATGCCTCCTGACATATTCTGGTCTACCCATGACTGAGTAAGGCCGGAAAACGCTGGAGTAGGCTGACCAACCAAGAAAGATGATTCTTCGTAGTCAGCAGAGTTGCGGTAGTGAGAAATATTGATCTCAGCGATGTCATATAGCGGCGCTTTATCAATAGTCTCATCATTATTGACAGAACCGATAAAAGCGAACGGAATTTCCGTCCAAAGCGAGCCGTCAGACTTGCGAGGATAGATATCTACCTCACCATTTCCGTATTCGACAATATCACCATCTTCGTTGTACAAATTTTGTACATATACGCCATTCTTTAGCAGAAGGACGCGGTGATACATACATTCTTCGTAATCAAAGCCATCAGCAGAATCTTTCAGGGTAGGCTCTTGCAATACGACCAAAGATAGCTTCTTTAAGCCGCCCATAGTCGTAGTTCGCCAGTTAATAACAGATTCTGCCGGGTAAGGGAGGATATTCGCCCGCAAATTAAGCGAGCTGACTTCGTAATTGGTCAATCCTTCCGGGGCTGATGGGTAGTCCACCAAAAGTCCGTATCGACCGATCATTAGAGCTTCACTAGCAGCATCTTTGATCATTTGATCCAAGGAGAGGCCATCACCGTTGGCATTTTCGATCATATACTCAATTGCAGGGTCAACAACGATAGTGGAAGGCTTGCGGAACACCATTCCGAGCATTCCTTCCTTCGTGTGAGCCGTAAAGTTCACGAAATTGGCTCGTTCGACATAAGCCTTGTATCGGAGCTTGTTATCAGTCGATCCATCAGTAGCATTTGGGGGTGGTAGGTAAGCTGTACCAGCTAAACCCCCAAGCGCACCCTCTGCACCTTTGGCTCTTGACTTAATCGCGGAAGCACCTTCGTCACAATCACGAACCATCTTCCATCGGTTTAAATATTTGTCGTATTGGGGGTGTCTGCTATCTACTGGCATATTTTATCTCGCAAAACGTACTCGTAGGTCTGCCACAGGCTTAACTACTGGAATTTCAAAGGCTATCGGATAAGTTCCCGCATCAGGTAAGTGATCAAGGTTAGATTTCTTGTCTGGCGATCCATTGTCATCATAAGCAAGCTGCTCTAAGCATCGAGCGTACTCTGGACACAGGGTATCGTTCACAAATAACCTTCCTTTATCAAAAGCTGTATTCGCTGCAAGTATCCTATCCTTCACAAAAGGGTTAGCTCTATTCGCATACACGGCAAAACCCGCCCCTTCTAATAACGATATATCAGAAATGGACGCATCCACCGTTTTCCTACTCCGGCCACTGGCATCAGGGTAGATTCTAATTGTGTGATTAGGATAATGTGACTGAATCGTCCTAATCATCGCTGGGGTATCATAAATACCCTTCAATTCGTTTACTGCGTGCCACTGATCGCCGTGGCAGATATAAACAACAGCAGACATGTTTGTGACGTTAAAGTCCATGCCTATTCTTAACAGATTACTGTCATCTGCCGTCATTGTTGATCTATGTGCAATTCTATCATAGTTATTATATACCGTCCCAGAGTGCAAATTGACGAACTTGCCTTCAAGGTACGCTGCTAATAAGTTAGCCGGGTATATATCTATTAAACTCTGTACATAAGACTCTGGTAAGTGCGGGTTACTAGACGTAGGCGCTTGAATGATCTCATATCCAGGCTTCGGGTCTTTTACCCAAGTATCGTAAACAAATCTAAAGCCTTCTGGGGTCGTAGTAACACCTATTGTGTTCTGTTCTCCACTTTCCTTCACTTGTCTGTTTCGCGCTACGATCTGCCGCCAGGCATAAGCCGCATCTTCAGGCTTCATCGTGTCCAATTCGTCTACGTCAGCGTCAGCGTGTTCATATCCGATAATTCTATGTGGGGCATCCATCGATCTAAAGTAAATACGCCCATAACCCGTTATCTCAATGTAGTTTAACGGGGTCTTATATAATCTATATCCGATTCCAAGTTCTTCCAGAGCCGCTTCAAATCGAGGAAAGGCAATCATGCGGATAAGGTCGTAAGTAGGCGCATAAAAGCCTCTATCCGTAGTAGGGTTCTGTATCTTCCCTACAATAGCTCGTTTAATAGCAGCTTCTGTCTTACCCGCTCCAAACCCCGCCACCAAAGCCGGATATTTGGCCTTAGTGGTCATATACGCAAACTGTGGCCCTGTTGGAGAAATTGTACTCATTCAGGTTTGATAATATTGATGCTAATTGGCTGTGCAGAGACTTCAGCTTGTTCTTCCTTCCATCCCGCTTGAGTCTTCAAGTAAAAGATGTTCGCTGTCACGTTACCGTCTAAAGCCAGCTTAACCAAGTTATTACCCATAGCCGCTATTTTCGTAGCTCGGCCATATTCGTAAGCCTCTCTAACTTCAGGCTGTCTTTTCTCAATATTAAACAACGTCTTTTCTGTTATACCGAAGTAACCCGCTAACTGCGATTTAGTCAGCACAGAAGCAAGGTCTCGATACTCAGCAATCTCATCGTAACCCCATACAATCAGAGCTTTATCTGGATTGCCACCGCCTTTACCTCTGTTGTCTTTCTTAGTCATCGTATAAGCCTCTCAATTGCGTTCTAAGCGCGTTTAGCGCACCACTGTATAGATTGGCCGAATATACCCTAAATCTCGTCTCAATGTAATAGGGCTTAAAAATGGCCCCGTAATTTTTGGGTATAGCGCGCCAACCCACCAGGGCGTGGGGGGTCATGGGGGGGTTGATTCGATTGGGTCGCCATTGCCTGATCGACCGGGTATAGTCCAGCGCATCGACATCGATCCGCGATAGATCTATGCAAGCCGCTATCAGGTAGTGCGTTGATATTGTTACAGGTTGCGGTCAGATGGTGCGCGTTTTATTTGGCGTTTTGTTTATGCGAACGACTTTAAAACCAAAATCTAAAACCCAATCCCTTTTTATAGATGAAATAACAAATACACCAAACGCAATACATACACAAAAAAGCGAATTATTTTTACTAATACCAAAGAAATATTGTTTTTATATTATGTTTTTTGGTATGATTACACCAAGCAGTAAGACACAAACTAAACCAGAAAGGGGTTAAAAAATGAGAGACACAATCGAAGCAGTGCTACAGTTTACCATCATCACCGTATTAATGGCCGCT